ATACGTGTTATCAAATATAGAATAATCAAACTTTCTACCTGATGTTGTTATACCATCAACTTTTTGTAAATCAGCATAAGTGTAATATGGTGTGTCTTTTTGGAATATTCTACAATACTCCAAACCAGCCTGAGTACCGTCAGATTGATTGACATATGAAAGTACTCTAGACCCTTTAGTCAACTCTTTGTAACCGTCGTTGAAGACTTTTGATACTTGGTTTATTGCTGTGCCCACATGTTTCAATCTTGTTTGTCCTTGAACTTGATCGGCCGATTCTACTAATTTTTGAGTTTGGTATAATATAGATCCTGGTTTGAACTCAATGTCGGTTGATTGATACCTTAAGTAATCTGCGGAAATTTCATTATATTCACCATCCAAAGATCCAACGCCACCACCGAGTGTTGCATGAAAACCTGCATTATCTTTATATTTGGGTGAGGTCCAAACTAATTGTCCTGAGGTTCCTCCACCATCACTGTATGATTTTCCTTTAAGCCCAAAATTTAATTGATTTTCATTTCCTTCGTATAAGATTGCAAGTTCTTGGGGTCCATAAACAATTGTGGCTTGTTGTTCACCGAATTGGTTTACTGGAACTTGATTTGGTGGTGAATCAATCAAACTTGGTTCAGCGTTTGAATTTCCTACATAATAGGTTCCTGTTGCAGGTGTATCTTGTCCAACTAAAGCTCCCCCTAAAGCCGAAATCCCTTGTATAAAACCTATGTTATAGGAGGGTCTATAAATATTATAGTTAAGAGTTGCAAACAAAACTGATCTTGTCCCGTTACCGGTATTTGCGACAAAAATTTCTGATGGATTTCTTGTTTTATTTAAAATAGGAGCCAATAAACCACCTGTAAGATTATTTACAGTATTTAATCCAGAGTTGGTTTGTTGTGGGTTAGTATAAGGATTTGTTTCTTCAAAATAATCTCCTGGTATAAATGAAACAGGAAAATATGTACCTGTTAATCTATTGGCTAAAGAAATTGTTGCCAATACTGGACCTTCAGGAACTGTTATTCTCCAATCTCTAATAAATAATGGTTGTTGTCCTGTTGCCAACAAACTAGCTGAAAATGGATCCGTAATTGTGTCTAAATTAATTGATCCAATCGTTGCTTGTTCTATTTCTTGTGCAATTCTTTCATTGAATGCAAATTTCAATTGTGCTGCACCTATTTTTGCTATGTAACTGTCTGCAGATAGAGGTCCATTAGATCCTATTGGATCATCTTGAAAAACAATATTAAATGGTGAGTATGAAGAAAAATTAAAATAGTTAGGATACCAATATGGTTGGTAAATATTATTTCCAACTTGAACGTCTGTAATGACTATTAAATCTTTGTATCCTCCACTAGGTCCGAATTTATTTGTAACATAAGCAGATTCAATATAAAATTCGTTCAATAAAACCAATCCTTGTATTTGTTCTCCGTTTAATGGATAGTAAGGTCCTTGATTTGGCTCTGATACAGGTGTAACATTAACACCAATAGGTTCACCAAACCCGCCGTCAGGTCCATATTCATTCAGTGGATATAATTCCGATGCAAATAAATTGCTCGATACATAGTTATTTGGGGAGTCAATAACATTACTTACTGTTAAAGTTGTTTCAAAATTTATTGGGTTTCCTGGTGAAGTATAAGCGCCAGGAACATTGTAGGGTTGTAAATTTCTTACCAACAACTGTTTTCGAAACAATTCAGAATTACCAAAAGACAAAAAACTATCTGCCATTATTTTATTTTATAAATAGATAATAGAGGTGTTTTTTTACAAATAAATCACTTACTACGGTTTGTTTTTAGTTCCAGTGTCTGCTGTCGGGGATGTAGATCCAATCATACGACTATAAATACTTTTAGCCCAATCTTGATCATTAAATGCCACTTCTGCCACATTTTGAAAATCTGATTTACTCAAATTCGCAGTATTAGATCCTCCATTAACAGTAACTTCATGTTTTACAGTCACTTCACCTGAGGCCTCAACTTTTTTTGGATCTCCGTATGCTTTTACGAATGTATTTTTCATTTCTTCGAGTGTTTTAGTAAAAGCATCATTAACAGTTGTTCTTCCTTCTTCTTCCGATTTTGAAAGGTTTGTAACTAAATCGGTCATTGCTTTTTGTGCTCCTTGTTCGTCTCCTTTAAGTAAAGCTTTAATTGCATCTTCTATCGGCATTAATCCGCTACTGATTGGTTTTCTGGTTCCCTCTGTTGTTATTGGTTGATTTATGCCCCTCGAGAAATCTGTATTTAGTTTCATCATAGTAGTAAATAATTTTTCAACAGGTTCTGCGGTTGCCCTACCAAAACCAACGGCCGCCTTCGTACCACCTATCGCACTATTAATTTGTTGTAGTTGAGTTAATTGATCGTATGCTAATTCTTCAACAGTTTTTGCTTGTGTAGTTTGAGCTTCTTTTAATTTTTCAATATCTTCGGGAGTCAATTGATCGACTTGTTTTAACAAAACTTCTCCAGTTTTTTCATCTTTAACGTTTATCGTTGCAATCCCATCCTTCATTTGTGCCATGCTAGCAATCAACTCTTTTGTTTCTTCATTACCTTCGGCAAAACTTGGAAGTTTTATTTGAGACATTTTTTTATCAAAGTCGGCGGCTTTGATGGACATAGCGGCAAGTTCATCAGGAAGCATTCCAAGAGCCCCTGCAACTTCTCGTAATCTTCTTTTGGCTCCTGGCATTATTTCAAACTTACCTGATTGTTCATTAAATTTTGTAAATTCTTTAGATACGTTTAGTATTTCATTCTGTAATGCAGCCGGGTCATTTTGAGCCATGTCCATTGATCTTAATGGATCTAATAATGCACTACTTGCAACTCCCAATCTTTGGAGTTCGGCCGACATTTCTATTGCTTTTTCAGGAGAAAATAAATCGTCGGCAATTTTGAATACTTTATTCATGTCAACCCCAAGTCTAGTTGCTTGAACGGACATTTTAGTTAACCCCTCGACTCCATTGTTAAAATTATACAAATTTAATTTACCAATATTTGATACAACTAAACTTGACACCGCTCCTACTGAAACTCCAGCACTTCTTGCTGCGTTAGCAACTTTTAACATTTCATCTCCAACATCATATATTGATATTCCAACCTCTCTGAAGGCTGTAGTTAATTTGTCTATTTGTAATCCAGATGCTTGTGCGGCCGCTGTCATTTCGACAATAGCCTCTTTACCTATACTTGCAGCCCCACCTAAAGCGTCTGCCATTTTTCCTATATTTTGTGTTGCGTTTGCTTGATCAACTCCCATTCTAATTAAGTCGGGTGATACGTCAGCTATTGATTGTCTGAATTCTTCCATTCTTCCTTTACCAACACCCATAGTAGCCGACAAGGATGTTGCTTGTTCATCTAAAAGTTTAATGAATGGATCTTTAGCTAATCCCTCGCCAACTAAGGAATCACTTACTGCTTTCATAGTTTCTTGTGTTGCTTTCTGAATACCTTCTAACCCGACACTCCAAGAATCAATTATTTTTGTATCGAAATCAAGTAAGGCTGTTTTTTCCTCTATTTCTCCTAAACCACCTTTGATCCATTGTTTTTTAGCCTTTGCAATCTCGTCAGCAACTAATTGTTCAACCTCTGCTTTAGTAAATGTATCCGCCATTATTTAGTTTTTTAAATAAATATTTTTAATCTTTGTTTTGTTCTTCAACAAATTTTTGTATTAAATACTTTCTTACATAAGTTGGCATTGACATAAACTCTGAATATTGAGTTCGGAATATTTTGGAAAAATAATAAAATTCATCTAGAATTGTTTTTTTATAAGGCAAAGAAAGGCCGAAAAAACTCCACCCCAAAAGTAATGTCAACCATTACTCTTTCTCCTGACGGGGCGATTACTTCTTTTGATAAATCCAATCTTGGTTCGTTATTATATAAAAATTTCCTAATGTATTTTGAATCTAATATTGGCATTGACTCAACAAACGATGATATTTTAATTCTATCTGTATCACCATCTAAAGAAACAATATGTTTATTCAATTTTGTAGTAATTGTTGGTGCCACTCTAAAAGAGGGATAACTGGCTAGTGTTTTATTAAGATCTATTGTTTCACTTAGAGATAGTAGTTTTAATGTTACATTTTTTTTCGAAACAGGTAATGTAACTTCAAAAAGTCCATGTTCGTTGGGACTTGTTTCTACTTTTTTATAATTTAGTTCGTCTAAATAAACAGAGGTTGAAAAATTTTCGTTGGTTTTCGGATCTATAACGGTGACTTTATACTCTGGTCCAAATGCGGTATTTCTTAAAAATAAAAGTATGGCCTCAATATCCCCGTCTAATAATTCTTCTGGTCTTAAGTCGTGTTCAAAAAGTTTATTTCTTAACAGGGGTAGTATTATAGTTTCATTAACACTTCTTGACCCATTGAAATCCGACAGTATGTTTTCGTCTACTGCCGTTAGATATCCTACTTTTACTGATTTTTTTTTTGATTTATAATAAACTCCTTGAGTTGGTAGGTTAATAACGTCATGTGGTAGAGTTAAATTCCCATGACCTACAGTGTATTCATTTTGTTCCATTTTTTTTTAAAAAAAAGATAAAAAAAAACCGTAACTAGTAAAGTATACGGTCTTTTATAATATGTATGTTTTTTTTATTAGTAAACTAATATACATCTATCCATTTGCATCGAACAAGTAATTCCCGCAATACCATCTTGTGAGTACGAAAGAGATCCTCCGTCGTACCCTAATAAAAATGCACCTTCTAATATCCATTTTTCAACTACAACACCTGTTGGGTCTAACATTTCAAGATCTACATTTTTTTTGTAACCTGCAGCATATCCCATACGACCTGTAACAGACTCCGCACATAAACGAATCCATTCCATAATTGCTTGAGACGCAGATGGTCCAATAGGGTCACGAAACTTAACAGATATTGCTTCCCATTTGAATCTACCAGCAACATACGTTTCTGTGTTTAAAAACTCTATTGCTTTTGATGTAATAGAAAGTTTTGGTCTCGAGGCACTTTCAACATACCACTCATTTATTCCAAGTGATGATGGAAATCTAAGGATCCATCGGTTTTCCCTTTTCGGTTCGTAAGGGATCGGCATTTTCATTAACAAATCAGCCATGTTTTAATTTTTTTTAATTTTGTTTTATTTTTTATTATAAATATAAAGTTTTGAAAAATTTTCTATTTACTTCAAATTTTTTTTAAGTTAATTATTATCTAGTGATTTAATTATTCAAATTTAGTTTTATTTCCTCCTCCTGTATGATAAATATCCAATCCTGATTCATCATCAAAATTTCTTTTCATCGCTTGAACGTTTCTTAAATCATCATCTGAAAATCCAATATATGGATTAAAGTGATTACTTATTTTGTTTTTCATAAATGCCTTCTCTTGTAATTGATGTGATAAATCTTGAACATAAGACATAAACTCTCTCATTGCATTAACTTTAAGTTCCTCAGGGTTTGATTCAGAACCTACTCCAAAACTAACTGGATGATATTTATTCATATCTAAATAAGTTTTAACCAATTCATCGTCTGACAAATCATCTTCATCGGCCAAGTCTCGATATTTTTTAAGATTTTTAATAAGTTCTTTCTGATTCAGACCGTGTTTATTTTTTTTTATTAGGTTGTATATTGCTTCTTTAAAAACACTTGGTGTGTGACCTCGTGCTGTGATTATAGCAAAAATTGAACCGTTATTTACCGCCTCAACAAAATCATTCCAAGATGGACCCGTTTCTGCGGTCATTGAGTCCCTTATGAATTTTTTATCTCCGGTTACTCTGAAATCTCTGAAAGGTTTTTCGTCAAAATCAACGATGGTGTGACCCTCATATTCAAAAGGTTCCTTACCTATTTCCGTTCGATATTCTGCAAAATCTTCAGTTGACATACCTACACTTTTTCCATTTTTATCTTTGAGATAAATTTTAGTGGGCATAAACATTAAATTATCATCCCAATCAAATGCATAGTATTTCATTGTTGGTTTCATTTGGTCGTGTATAATTTCTGAAATTATCTCTTTGACTAATTTTTTATAATTCATGTTAATAAATATTACTATAATAAAAAAGGGGAACGTATGTCCCCCTTTTTTTTAAATTAACCACATTAAATGTTCTCAAAAGATGCTCCAGTTGGAGTGATATAGAATGTAATGTCAATGAACTCAAGAGACCTTGTTGGTTTGATGTAAATTTTTCCTGTCAATTGGTTTCTATCAATATCTTCAGGGTCATTCGAAACTGTAACTCTAAAGTCATATAAACCTCGATCTCTTCTAATTGAGTCTAAAATTGGATTAACTGCGTTTAGGAAGTCTTGTCTAACTTGTGCGTCATTTTGTTCAAACAATAATCGTACTGAAACTGCTGAAATTAACTTACGTGCTTGTAACAATAACCTTCTTACATTGATTCTATCAAGAGCGGATTCTCGTAATTGTAGTGTTTTATTACCCCATATTACAGTTCCTACGTCAGAAAAAGTTGCAATTGGATTGATTCTACCAACATATAAAATGTCTCTATCCTCTTGAGTCAACTTTTTACGAGCTTTAACACAGTTAACTATACCTCTAGTATATCCTGCCGCCGCAAACCATGGGAAGGCGATATTATCTGTTAGTGCTAAGTTCCTTGTTACTTCGGCTGTTGGTGGGATATAAATTTGAGTGTTATTTACACTATCTCTTGTCAATACCCACGGATAATAAGTTGCCGTATAGTTTGAATCGATTCCTGTGTTATCCAAATTATCAACCGCTTCTGTTGGGTAAATGAAACCATCAATACCGGTTGTAGTTGGTAAATATAAATCATAGTCGGGTGTTGTACATACATACAAAGAATCGGCCCTGTTAAATTCTATCATTTGAACTGCGTCCTCAACTAAGTTACTATTATTTACATAGTCAATACCAGGTGTTACAAAAACATTTATATTTACCGCTTCAGGGTTCGAAAAAGTTTGTTGTCCTAACAAGTATGCATAGTAGTCGGTGTTTGCAAAATTTTGAGTTCCGTCTCCCAAAGAAATTTCTTTAAATGCTCCCCAACCAGTTGCGTTAGGGTATCTACTCGATGGACAAGCTCCTCGTAGATAACCAGCTCTACCAATTTGGAATCTATCTTCGTTTGTCCTGTATTCTCTATATATATCCCACCCATCGAATCCACCTTGTACTAAGAATGTGAATTTACGTGCGAATAATCTATAGTATGCATTTGTTGGTAATTCGGGTTCAGTAATAAAAGAAGAGTTACCACAGATAAATCTTGGAGACCCGCTTGTTGAAAACTCAGGTCCGATTGTTAAACCACTTGCATTTACGTCCATGTGGAAACCTGCAGATCTGTAATTAAATGGAAGACCCTCAATATCACAAGAATTTAAAGGATTTCTCTTACCAACATACTCAAAATATGCAGGATCCCAACCCAAATTATTAGATATACCTAAGTAAGTTCTTCTTACATTATCACCTGGACTTACTAAAGAATTGTCATTTCCTGAAGATAAACCGAATGGTGGGTTATAGATTACTTCACCAGGAAAGTCATATTTACCTTTGATAATTGGGAAAGGTGAATTTGCTCCTGCATAATTTCTAAAGTTGAACCCGTTAAATCCGCAAGGAAGTGCGTCAATTGGAGCATCTTCATTCATTTCGACCATCACATATTTTGAATTCAAAAGGTATTCCCCATCAAGAGTACCAATTTTATTTGCAATAAAGTTGTTCTGACCAGGATCCATTGTACAATTTGTAAATTTCTCTAAGACTACAGGATTTGCATCCGTATCAAAATAGTCACGAATTAACACATCGAATGTTAAATTACTATAGGTTTGATTAATTAAAGATATTTTAATCAAAGTGTTTGCTGCGTCACCATCAGAAATTGTGTAAAATCTAAATAAATCGTAGACTTTGTTACCACGTAACTCAGAAACAACATATGGAGAAACTGGTGTTTGCCATCTGTCTAAATACCAACCAATAGAATTGGGGTCTCCACTTTGAGCAGAATCTAACTCTATAAAATTGGGGTTAAGTCCTCGTATATAACCCTTTCTCCAAGAGTAATTTAACCACGATTGAAAAACCTCTTCATTAAACAAAGGAACTTCGATTCTTGGTTTTTGGAAATTAGAAATCCCAAATACTTTACTAATATATTCAGGATCGTTTTGTGATAAAGATGTTTCGAATGTAAAATTTGTTCCAAACTTGTCTGTACAATTTACTGCAAATGTTAAATAAGGATTTTTAAGAACCCCTACATATTTACCTGTCATATCTAAACTAGCGTCTGTAAGTCCCGTTACCGAATAACGTGGATTTTCATCTGTGGTGTAAGTTGAAATACCTCTCGATCTTAATGTTGCAACCACAACATTGTCGTAATCAACGTAAGATGTTCCTGTAAAGTAGTATATTTTACCAACAATAGTTCCTGAATAACATTCTATATTCACAGGAGTTGGGGTTGGTGTTGGTGATACAAAAGGAGACGGAGTTATACATGGATTTACCGCAGATGGTGTTGGTGTTGGTGATGCACTCACCTGTGGTGTTGGTGTCGGGTTAGGAAAATATGATGTTAAACCAGAAACCAAAGTAGAGAACGAAAAACCAGTATAGTTGGTATTACCCATGTTATCGAACAAAGAGTAATACCATGAATCGTTGAACGGTGATCCCAAATTAGTATCATCTAATGACACCGAAGGAACTTCAAAAACATTTGTTTCTGCCGTCCAACCAGCTCCATTTAAAATATTATAATCACCAGTATCGATTGAACCAAAATATGCGATTTGTTCATCTTCAGCCAAATATGGGTTATTACTTGTAATAACGTTGAAAATTAAATCATTAATTTGAGTTTCCAATGTTGAAGTATCTCCATTAAATTCTTCATACTGTTCTGTTAGAATCGATTCAATTTCGTAAGGAAAAGTTGCTTGAAAACCAATAGTCGAAGTTGAGTTAGTGCAGGCCGTAAAAGGTACTGAAAACACTAACTCTTTGGGGATAACACAAACATTTTCACAGGTGTTGAAGTTGGTAATAGAACTCAAGCACCAAATCCCTATCGTGGATGGATCAACATTAGCCGAAGTTGTAATTGACCAAGATGGTCCAGCATCGTAACCTGATAACCCTAAAATTCTTGTTACAAATAATTGGTTTGATTGTTGTAGATATGCTTTAGCGATATATGATGCCTCATATTTTGGAATTTGTGTATTCACAAATTTTTCAGGTGAAGTTCCTCCGAATACTGTTTGGAATTCATTGAAATTTGTTATGAAAATAGGTTCGAATGCTGGACCTATTAAAGTTTCACCTACTATACCTAATGTAGTTACCCCCACACTTTGAGCTACGAAACTCAAATCAACTTCAGAAGTATACACTCCTGGTGAAACGAAAACTTTACTATTTGTTGCCATGTTTAAAATGTCTTTATATATTTTATTTTACTATAAATATTACAATTTTTTGTAAAAACTTTACATTGATCAAACTATTTATATTTTGGTAAGATTTTATTCTGCCTTTATTCTACCTATGTCATGAAAGATCTAAAGAAAATAAAAAATCTAAAAATAGATGCAGAAGTTCACAATGTGTTAAAAAAATATTGTGATAAACGAGGTATTAAAATGTATAAATTTTTGGAAAATTTAATTTTAGAAAAATGTAAAGAAAAAAAAGATATTTACGGAGAATTTTAAATTAAAACTTGTGTAAAAGATATTTCAGATTCCAATCCAAGATTTAACTTAGTAACATCAATTTTTAAAGTGTCATCCGTATTAATCTGAATTATTGTCACGTCATCACCATAGTACTGATCATTGATATATACTGAGTAACTTATAATGTTAACTGTGTTTTGATAGTTTAAATTACATGTATATTCAAAAAAATATTCTTGAGAAACGTTCTCTATAGGATAGTTAAGTACTATTATTTGTGGTTGGACAGGATCTTGTTTTTTTTGAGGTCTTTTTATTGGTCTTTGATCTACTTCATACATTTGAATAGTTCTTGATATTGAAGGACTGACCTCAAATTGATTTTCATCGATTAAAAACCCCATCATTGTGAAATCATACTTTTGAACATAGTATTTTCTTTTTTCTAAATCCATCGAAGACTCGTCTGTGAATCCATCATTAATAATTGGAATATAATGTCCGTTGATAGTCTGATATGCTTGACGAGATGCGAATGTTTCCATAACTCGTTGATTCATGGTATTAACTTCTCTCATTCTATTACAAACGATAGCCACACTATATTTTAAATCTATAGGTATTGGTTGAGGAATTTTATATATGTCAGCTCCCATAAAATTTCCATTCCATGTTGGAACTTCCATATAGTAATACATTCTTCTATTAGGAATATTATACTGAACCGAAGGATTATTTCCGTATTTTACTTCGGGACTTCTGATTATCGTTAAAAAGGGTGGTTCTAAGTTCTTATCAATATTTTGAAAGTCCCATGTTTCAACAAACTGAGACCAATTTTGAGTTGTCACTAATATATCAACAACAGGTATATTAATTCCTTCAGAAACAATTTTAAATTTGTCTTTCACAAAATCCAAAAACCCACGATCCAAATCTGCATGAAGAAGTGACTTAGGAAGATAAGTTCCATCTTTGGTAATCATATCTTTGATTTGTTCTCTCCTTGGTAAAAGAGTTTTTGGATAAGTCAAAGGTAATGTAGGTTTAACAGGTCCTTTCTTTGGTATTGCCATTATAATCCTCTAAATTCATTTGGCCCAACAGGAGCCGCGATTATACTACGGTAAAAAGGTTTATAACCTTTATACGTATGTTTTGTGTCTGATACAACACGACCATCATTTACAACCGTATAATAACGAACAAAATTTTCACTATCGTAATAACCCACGTAATCTCCAAAATCAATATCTATTTGTAAATCTTGTAAAGTTTTTAAATAAACCGATATTGTAATGTTTCCTGGCTCAACCTGATCCATTTTTGTTGATGTCCCTATTAATTTGTTTTCGGGAGCTGCAATGGTTACTTGAGCGTTAAACTCAACTGGAGGTAAAAATTTTATTCCGTCACTTACAACTTCACCATAAACATCATCGGTTTTAATTTTGTTTCTATCAATTTTATATAAAACACAAGTGTAATTCATG